TCTCAAGAGTAATATATAAAACATTTAATCCTTGAGCTATTGAAGAAGCCGCATGATGACACATGAATAATGACTTTCCTACACCTACACCAGCAAGTGTGACATTCAAAGTTTTTTTAGATAAACCACCCTTAGTTATTTTATTAAAATAATCTAGATCAAAGGGGATCTTTTCTTCAACTCTGTGATAAAATTCGAACCGCTCATTCGAATCTTCAATGTAATCATGACCTATGTTAGGATCAAAAGAAACAGAAAGAGCATCAGATAAAATTTCTGGTATAGCTCCTTTATCTTTTTCTGTTTCTTTTTGATTATCAATAATACCAATTGATTCAAGTACTGCATTATAGATTGCTTTGTCTTGACAAAATTTTTCAGTAGTTTCAAGTAACCAGTCGGTTTCTGTATCTTCTTTACTGATAAAATATTCTGTAACTTTTTTAGAAACACCATCGAACTGATCTTCAGAAAGTTTTGCATTATTTCCAACTTCTATAATTAATGCCTCTTTGGTGGGAAGAACGTTAAACTTATTTACATAATTTTCTATTTCCTCAAAAAGAAATCGATCATTATGATCTGAAAAATATTCTGTTTTTAGATATGGTAAAGATTTCCTAGTATATTCATCGTTGAATATAAGATTCTTTAGTATCGTGTCCTCTATTCTCGTCATTTTCGTTTATACTTAAATCTAGATTTTCCTGAATTACTTCTACTAAAATATCGCCTATTAATTTTTCAAATTCTATACCTTCAGTATCAGCATATGATTGTTTTCTAATATCTTCAGGTATTTCTAGTATATCATATTCAAACCGATATTTCAACTCTTCGGCCTCTTTCTCGGGATCTATTAAACCGAATCGATTATACTTATAAATTACATCTTTAAATTTACCCTTAGTGATAATAAAAGCAAATTGGTCATCCCCCTCATCCTGGGGATTTTTCACCATTTTGTACCACTTCTTCATTACTGGTTTCTGTTTCTGTTGTTCCATATAAAAATTTCTCTTGACAATATTTGTCTATTTTTAACATTATTTCTTCGGTAAAATGTTTTTTAGGATCTTGCATGATTGCCTTACCGAATAATTTTGTACCATCTGGAAGCTCATATCTCGTTGAGACTTTAGTAAAAATACCAGCTTCTTCAGCAAGCTCTAACATACCATGCCAACGATCCAATCCTTTATTATAAGTCACTAATGCATCAACCATTCTATTTTCTACTGTTAGTCTAGATTTATGATTTTTACAATGAATGATATTGCCTATTACTTCAGTTCCCTCTTTTTCTTTTCTTTTTGAAAGAAATACAATATTGCTTGAAGCATAATAAAGACCAGTACCACCGCCCATAATTTGTTGCGGAAACATCACACCGATTTGACTATATGTATGATTTGTAATTAATACGGGGACTTTTGCTTTACTTGCTTTAAGTGTTAGTACTCTAAATGTTCCCTTTACAAGTGCGGCTCTTGTCATGTCTCTTGTTTCTTTACCATCAGTAATATCACCCACCTCTTTCGAAGTAGATAACATACCAAGACTATCAAGACATATCATTAAAGGCACCCTGTCTTCACTAGCAAGATGTTTATCAAGAACTTTTGTAACTTGATGTGCAAACTCTTGAATTGTAGCAACTGGTAACATAACCATACGAGAAGTGTCTATTTCTCGTTGTTCAATCATCTGTTTAGTTATAGCAGATTCAGACTCAAAATAAAGAACGCCACCAGTAGGATTGTCCTCCAAAAACTGTTTGACAATACCCAGTACAAAGAATGTTTTCCCAGTTGCACTTTCTCCAGCAAATGCTGTAATTTTGTTTGAGGCCAAGCCTCCATATATGGACCCACTAAGTAAAGCATTAAAAGCATAACTGCCAGTATCAATGAAAGATTCGACATCCCCTGCTTCAACACCATCGGAAACCAATCCAGCATATTCATTTCCCACCTCCTTAATTATTTCTTTCAAAAAACTCATTATATCTCCTTAAATAAAAAATTCTTCAAGTGTACTTCTTTTTTCATGTTCCCATCCAACACAGTTTAATATAGTTTTTAATGGTTCTAAAAAAGACTTTTCAAATTGCATGTTATAGTTTATATATTCATGTAATCCAAATTCTAAAGGCAATACTGTTCCCATACTGATTACAGTATCCCCTACAGGATTTGGTTCTTTGAGATAAGAAAATTTAATCTTTTCCCCCTCCTGAATGATTTCATATTTCTTTGTAAGTTTATGTTCTTTTAATAACTTATTGTGTATAATGGTTCCTTTTACATGTATAGGTGTACCTTTTTTATATAAAAGCACACTATCACTATATTTGCCAATTCCATTAACGGACCTCGGAAATGCAATATCTTCTGGTGGAAGAGCTTGAAAAGTTTCTTTAAATTTTTCAATAAATTTCTGCATTTGATCTTCAGATCCATTCATAAGAATATCGAAAGACTGTTTTAATTTATCTCTACAAACTGCTGGAGTTGAAGATTTAACTGATTCTAATCCCATTACTTTTAATCTGGGTTTAGCATATTGTACTCCCTCGCTATTATGAACGTTCATAATATAATGCTTCTTACCAGTCCAAACTGCCTTGTCTGCAAGAACTTCTCTAGACATATTCATTTTTTGTTCAAATGCATTCATATATACATGTAGTCTATTAAATGAATCATTTATACAATCTTGTATTTTTGTATCACATACTTTATCTAAAAATTTAATAATTTTTTCTTTATCACTTGTATCGGTAAAAACAGATTTAACCAATTTATCTAAACAAATATAAATTGAATCAGTATCAGCGGCTATAATATAATCCTTATTTTCTGTCTTTAGAATTTTATTCAAATAACTATTAACATCATTTTGAACCCATCTAATTGAAAGTTGGCCGCCAGTTGTGATAGCCGTTGCTTGTCTTTCATCATAAAATCTAAAATATTGATTACCCAAAGCACCATAAGCAGAATTGAGTTGAATCTTTCTCGCCATCTGCATATTATTCAATCTTGAAACTTCTTTTATTAAACGAAATTTTTCTTTTTCGTCTTTTTCATTTTCAAGTAATTGGCTTGTTTTGAGCATATCAGTTTTAAATTTCTTTCTCTCAGCATACATTCTTTCCATCATTTCTGGTAAAAATCCTTGATGTTCATTTGTAAAATGAAATCCATTAGCTCCTACACATATGTCTTCAGTTTTAGCATAATCAGTACTAATTTCTTGATTTAAAAGTTTTTCAACTGATAATGATTTTTGAGGAAAATCTGTAAGTAATGTTTCTGGAGAAATATTATATTGCATGATTAAATGTGGATATAGACTATCTAAATCAAAACTAGCAACCCACTCATACATTCCAGGAATAGGTTCTTTCACATAAGCGCCTATATAAGGTCTATCTTTTATTGAATTCTTTTTAGGAGGAAGTTGTACACCCTTATTTCTTAATTCATTATAAATCAAAGTGTCCCACATTCTAACTTGAGTGTAAACATCTGTATAATTTACTTTAGCATCATATGCTAATACAGTAGCCATTTCGATTAGTTTCATTTTATCTTCTAATCGATTCACAAGCTCCACATCTTTTATATTATATTCTATAAATTTCTGATAGTCTTCTTTCCAAAGATTATGTAATGAACCATATTCAGAATAATCCATTTTTCGTTCATTTAATTCAACATGAGTAATATGATCTAATCTATATGATTCCTGATTTTTATAAGTAAATTTTCGATATAAGTCCAAATAATCAAGAGTACCAACACCCATAAGTTCATATGATTGTTGCTGTTTTGCGCCTCCAAAGGCCGTTATAGTTCTCTCACTTACAAACTGCCAAGGAGATAAATCATAATAAAATGGTTCATCAAATAATAGATTCATTCTATTCACAAGATATGGTATATCAAAGAACTTAATATTCCAGCCAGTAACAATGTCTATATCTTGCTTAGACCAAAATGACATGAATTCTTGAAGCAAATGTAATTCATTTTCACATTCATAATATTCAACATCATCTCTATGTTTTTTATATTCACCACAACCAAAAACATGATATGTCTCTTTTAAAGAAACAGTAATTGCAGTAACAGGTTCAGGAGCAATTTCGGGATTAGGAAATCCATTTTCAGAACCAGTTTCAATATCAATATTTGCAATTATTATTTTACTTAAATCATATGTAATTTGATCTGGAAAATTATCTGTAATAAAAGTATAATGATAATTGGTATTTCCATAAATTTGAAAATTATCAATACCTTCATATTTTTTTATAAAATTTCTGGTTTCTCTAATATTGCCACATTCAACAGGAGCAAGATAGTTTCCTTCAAGAGTTTTATATTCTGTGGGTTTTGGTGAGTTAATGAATAGGGTTGGATTATAATCTAATTTTTTTTTGAAGTGAAT